TTAAGCATTAAAGAATTATAATCCATAGATGGATCAGATCCTCTCATGCCTGGAGCATTAAGCCCTGTTTCATAATAAGGGTCACTTTGTTCATAATAAGGGTCACTTTGTTCTCGGGCATTCTTTGCCATTAACGCAAATAGTTGGTTCATAGTGGTGTTATCCTTTTGGCTTCTTTCTCAGCAGCTTTAGTTTCTTCCTTTAGCTTTTTTAGCTCATCTCCAGCCCTAGACTGGAATAAAGTTGCGGTCATTTCCGCTTTTGCCTCAGCCTTGGCCAGCTTCTTTTCAAATTCTTTTACTTCCACACGTTTCTTGTCGTGCATACTTTCTCGTTGAGCAGTCTGTAAATCTCCTTTTAGCTTCTTTATCTCTTCGCCTGCCTGCTGTAGTTGTCCTTGTAGCTGCATGATCATATCCTTGCGTTTAAGGACACCCTCAACGTCAGCTACATCTGTTTGTTTTAGTACCTCTATCTGATCAATAATACCTGTCTGATATAGCTGCATGTAATATTCAAACCTTGCCCAACGATTAGATGGTAATGTTGATCCTGTAATGACTATTACATCGTATTTACCAGTAGTAACGTCATTAATCTTTTCTATAACTTCACCTGTAAGCTGATCGTGAAGATTATAGTTTATAGAAATTTCTGAGGGAGCCATGTTAGGATTTATAAGGCGTACTATCTTCGTCTCTGTATAATAGGTCTGAATCATTTGAACTATTACCTTAGCTAGCTGGTTTACTCCGTCTTCGATATCATCACGCTTAGATTTAATACGACGCTGCCCATATTCATCGAGGGCAATAGTGCCCTTATAGGTTTGAGGAGCTCCTTCTGCTTGCCCCTGCATCATAGCATATATACCAAGAATTCGTTCAACATCTGCCTTTGCATCTGCCTCATTCTTATAAAGTTCATTAGGGAGGGGAACAGGGCCTGCTACGATAGGTTGGCCAAGTTCTGGATCAAATTCGATGACAGCAGTACCCGCTCTAGCCCATTCTTCTTCCAATCTTTGTTTATCCATAGATCCTCTAGGTATAAGAAGCTTAACATTCGTAGAACTAGACGCATGTGCTACAATAAGAGAACGTATTTTATTAATATATTCTTGTAGTCCCCTGACTATACGAACATCGCTTTGCGGATAGGGATTTCTATGGAAACCATTCATAAGCGTAACTATTGGATATGTATCAACAGGAAGTTCATGTTCATATAGACGCTCATCGCCAACACACAGCATGTGTACTATCCTATTGAGCAGTACATTATTGCAGACGATCTCCTTGCGTTTTTCGAGCAGTTTCTTAGTGATCCCCTGTATAGAAACAGTTGTTTGACCATTTGGATCCTCACCAGGTAATGTTACCTGTTGTCCAGATGCTTCGTCTATTTCAGTATGAAAGACCATACCCATAGAGTCATAAATACCTAAAAGGTTTGCTACTTGATTCTTTTCAGTAATAATCTCTTCTTTCCCATCAGGAGTAGTGACAATAAAGGCGGGCTCTTCTAAATAAGCCTCATATTGTCTATCTGTAAGTATTTTCTCTTCATTGCTATATGGATCATAGCAATGCCAGAGAGGTTTTCTAATTTTAGTATATCTATCCATAACCTCTAATTCTACGTCATTATCAGCAACACGCTGTCTTTGAGAGATATCCTGTGGTGATAACTGTTCATCAAAGAGCCCAAACCGCGAGGTAGAGGAGCCAGCTATATAACTAGTCTCTTGGGCTCTATCTATGATGTCTGCATAATCTGGATAAAGATTCTTAAGCTGGGAACGCATTATACGTTTAGCTACAATCATATGTGTAGAATCACTTGCGAAAGGACTTTTACAGCTAGGATCTAGATATAGATCAAAAGGATTAATAGAACGTAGGAATATTTCACCCTTACCAAAATCTTCATGAGGATCGTAATAAGCCATTAGAGCCCCCATGCCTTTGACATAATAATCGTCTATTGCCTGCTTTAATTCCATATTACCGCTAGAGTTGTCCCAAATATAGGTCATAAGGTCAGAAAAGGCCTTCGCAGTCTTAATATCGGAATTTTCACGTGCAGTGGCCTGGAAACGCGGTTTATTCGCAGTTAGAAGGGCTTTTGCCTGCTCTACTGCTGGAAGGATAACATTGACTACTACAGGCTCTTGATTGCGGTCTCTAAGAGAATTAACCTGTTTAGTAGACCATTGCTTGCCAGCACGAAATTCATTATCCTCCGAGGCCTGTTTAAACCACGCAGAACGAGCCGAAGAGTATTCCTGTAGTAAATCTTGTGTTAATTGTACAGATGGGTCTTTAGCTGGCATAACACTCCATATAATTAAAGTTCATGAACGTGCAATTTTACGCATAAATATTGATAAAGTTTCATGCAATGAGCCAATCTGAAGTACGTTCCTTCTTTTTACGGATAACTTTGACCTTTTCCTCAGATATTTCGGTGTGATAGGGAGAATAGACATTTTTAGTAGCATAGTACAGACCATCTAGTAAATCGTCATTTCTACCTCTGGGATACAATAAGAGCTCATCTTTTAGCTCCTGCATGTCTTTTTGTATATATAGCTTCTTCTGAGCCATAAACGGCTGCATGGTTTCTAATCTGTAGCTTTTTGCGGTCCTAGGTCGCTCCTTAATTTCCAATCCTGGTATAAACAGCCCTTCTTCATCGCATCGTCTTCTCAGATATTCCCTAAGCATCTCCTGATAGCCAACTGATTCGATCCTAGTCTTCTGAGGTTTATAGGTATTGTAGTAATCTATGATGGATTCCGCTAAATCTAGGGGAGTAGCACGTTTACGGTAGTAAGGCAAAACATACCTATTGTTACTATTATCGATAGCTACAGCGACTATTGTCGAATAATCTGCTGTTCTACGAGTAGATGAGGCTGGATCTACACCCATAAAGACATTAACAGGCCTATCCTCATCGTCAGCAAACCTCATGAATGCCTTATTCTCAGCATCCAGGAAGAATTCAGCATCATAGTACTGAAGATACTCTTCCTTGAAGAGCTGATCCTCATCACCTACTATCTGACATAGGTATTCTCTATAAAAGACAGACACACGATTAATAGAGGCTAATTCATCTTTCTTCTTTTTTAGCTTCTCTATTGGGTGCCATTCTTCCCATAATGCAATCCCTTTGTCAAGATCAGGGGCAAAATGCATATTAGTCCATCCATTCATCTCTTTAAGAGTTTCAACCATACATCTCTGATGCTGGGGAGTTCCAATAATAGCTATTCTTCCTTTAGAAGGGTCTAAAGATGGAACTGCTGACTGTAAGAGCCACCTAAGATTCTGTTCCATCGCTTCTGCAGTCTTAGTGTTGTTCTCATCTTCAGGATCGTCTACGATAATTAAGGTAGGACGCTGGTTACCGACCTTTATTCCCCTTAATTGCTGTCCTGTACCCTTACAGACAATAACTGAGCCATCTTTTAGCTCTACTTCAGCTCTAGTCCATATCTTTGCTGAATGCATTCCCCAATAGCCAAAGAGAGACCTGAACTCCTTAGAATAGTCAAATGTGTCTTTTATTGTTCCTAGAAGTTTTACAGCGTGGTCTTGTGTCCTACTGACAAGAACTATAAGTTTTTTCCCTTTATCGAATAGCAGATGATAAAGTGGGAATATCCCCCCAACGATGGAGCTTTTCGCATGACCCCTAGGAGCTATGATATTTACCTGACCGTTACTTTTATCCATAAGAACATCGGCTATTTCATAGTGAAATTTCGGAGAAGGAGCTACAAACATGTTAGGCACTGCGATCCTACCAAAAAGCACCATGTCGTTCTCTAGTTTCTGTAGAATAGCTCTTTTATCTTCTTCCATGTCATCTTGAATAATACGATTATAAGTGTCTTAAAGTCTGGTTCGAGGTAAATAAGGTACTTAACCATCTTCCACCAGCTGGCATCGGGGCCTGGATAACGCATTTTAGTAGTCATCCAATGTTGAAGAAGCCTGAACACCGTCAATTCGTGATAATGCGCTTTCTGCCAGCCTATTTAGCCAGAAAGGAAGGTTTTCATCAGAAGTTGCAATCCTTTCTAATGCAGAAAGTGCTATTTCTAACTGTGCAAGAGCTATTGACAACGTATCGGTACCGTTATATAATGCGTCAAGGTTGTCTTGGCTCATTCTGCTCGACTCGCTGTCCAAGTTTTAGCTTATTCTCCTCTGTCGCTATTTTATCGGCTATCTGTCTAGTCATATCGATCTCAATAGTATCGGTAATGACTTTCTTAGAGGGTTTCATCTCTAATAGATCCATAAAATTTTCGGTAGCTCGAAGAATACCGCTCACATCGCCTTTTCCCCTAGCAATGTCTATTGCCTCTAGGACAGTTTTGATCACATAGTCCTGATTAACGCCATTCTTTGATAAAACTTCCTTTAGCTTCTCTTCTACCATTTCCATTATTCGCTCCTCCTTGAATAATCTCTTGGTATTAACTGATCAGGTCTGTATATACGGCCTAAAAGATCCCAATCTATCTGATTGTTACTCAAAAGCTGTGTTACATACGCCATTACAGTGGTTTTGGTGCGTGTCTTGTTCGCCTCCTGCTCAGCCCAGTCACGAGGTTTTATGTAACAATATCTGTGTGCAGCCCTGTTCGGCTCAAACAGCAGCTTTGAAGATCCAGGATACCACTGTACTCCATAACAGGTCTTTATAATAATTCTTACCCTGTTTCTCTTGTCTTTGTGCTCCTTTCTAAAGAGACATTCTCCTACATATCCATCATCAGAAAGAGCCATTTCCCCAGGATTCGCCTTGCTCCAATGCTTATAGACAATTCCTTGCTCGTCTGCTTCATCTTTAGTGTAAACAGTCCAAGTACCAGTGAACTTACCCCGAGGTCTCTGAATTGTCTCCATTACATACTATGTATAATACTATACTTATTAAGATACACCTCTACGTATATCGCATATGTATTCATAATACTATAACACTATATATAATACTATTCTTAATCCATACTCTCCACTTTGGGTTTGTTTAAGATACCCTCTATAATCCTTACAGCTATCTTATGCTCTGCCTCATATATGTCGTTGTCACCATGTATTTCAGATATAATTTTATTAAAATCTTCTAAAGGCATGGATCTTAACACCCATGTGTTTAATAAAGGATCATATATTTCATACTCTACTTTACTCATGCTCAAGTTTAACTTTAACTCGCTATACTTTGCAATACTTTTGTACAGGTACTAGATTCTGAAAATATATCAAGAATGGGAGTGTGAGG